ACCTTGTACTCAGTCCACGTATTATGATAATGTGGACCAGAATAAACTACTTCAGCATCATCAACACCCTGGTGCCAACCTTCCTGCCATGCAAAAGTATATGCTGTCAGGAGTGTGGCAAACATTGTAACGGTAAAGCGCGAGTCAGTTTTAGGCATAACCAACGCTTTTATTATGAGTATACCAAGTAGTACGTAAACAAGTTTATTAATAATTGACATATTAAACCTTCTATGTAATATTAAAGCTACTATTGCTGCTAATTCGATCGCAAAATGTGTGGACATGGTGCTAGAAATAGAATCCATGATCTTACTTATATAAGCTAGTATAGTATTATTTGAACTATTCTCAGTGGCTCGACTATCGGCAGTGCCATATTGAGTTGAAGGTGGTGAGGTAGTGTTAAAACCAAAGACACCATTAACTCCATTCAATAAACCATCCATTGCAGGCCACTTGACATTTATTTCGGGATCTAACATCCCTTGTGGGTCATTTACTTCATAAAGAAAATTTTCACACAAACCTACTTCATGAGGACGGTTTGTCAAAAATTCCAAAAACTCTAAATTATAAGTGTGATTTTTATCATTAAGTAATTTATTAAAATTACAGTTAGCTGGGCTACACAAAAGATGAGGTCTCTTTTGTGAGCAATTTTCTTCAATATAAGTTGTATCGTGAATCATATTTCATAAATGGAATCCTTCAAGTTTTTATACATAAAACTAGAGGCGGCCGACCTCATAAAAAGGAATTTTTCGTATTCAACGCTCACCTGGTGACTTATTGCACCGGTAAGTATTTTTGGATTTTATATTGTTTTTGTATTTTTGGATTTTACATAAAAATTAATAAAAACGTAACTTATAAACAAATTAGTGTTGAACGATCCTTTCGAGACCTCGCCGTAATAAATATCATATAGATAATATAAAACAACTCAGTAATTCATAAATAATGAATTAACTATTTAATAATGTAAAATTATTTTTATAATAAAAGAAAAATAATATAAAATAAATTTATATATA